AAATCGTCATAAAACGTTCTTTTTGTACTTGTCATTTGCTTTTTGGCGAGATATAATGGTTTCATAAGCTGAATAGTTCAGTTTATCACTTAGAAATGGAGAAACAAATGAAACCAATTTCCTTCCAGAGCTTCCAGATCTCCCCGAAAGGCTTTGTCTCGCAGTGGGTTGATGTTCAGGAAGTCGCCAACAATAATGTATCCATGCAGCAAGCTCGCGAGATGTCAGAGCACCGTTTTGCCGTGGTTCGTCAATCGGCTCAAGACACGTTCTCTTTTCATGTGAAGGCCGCTCGTGCCTCGATGAAAAGCGTTTAATTAGAATTCCAGAAAAGGAGAAACATCATGTCTACCACGAAAACCCCTGTCAGCAGCAAGATCGATCCTCGCGCATCTCTCATGTTCGTTCTGGATCAGAACATCGAGATGGCCGACGAAACCATCGTCGCCTTCTCGGAGAAGATCAAGGAGAACGCAGTCTACGCGCTCGAGTGGTCCGAAAAGGTTTTCCGCGCAGCAGCGATCAAGGAACTGTCCGTTCAGGTCCGCAACGCTGTCAATGCGAACATCCCACTGGCCGATATCGCGGCCGACCTGATGAAGGACATCCTGCGCGACGCCAGCGTCCCCGCCTGTTCCTCTCAGGCTGACAACCTGATGAAGCTGTACATCCGCTCGGCACGCACCGGAATGTACGAGAACGTGGCCTCGGCCGCTAAACGCGAAGCGTAAGGAGGGAGCCATGTCTGAACAAGAAAAACATCCTATCTGGCAAGGTCTTATGGATCGCGCCTATGCTAAGTGGCAAAAGGGCGGCGAGCTGGAAGGTCTGGACAAAGCGGCCTTCTTCAAGGCTCTTCCCTACGCAGAAAAGCTGGCTGTGGCCTTCGGTAACTTTAACTACCAAGTCTGTAACGGTGGTTTCCGGCAGTGGTCTGATAATGGCTACCGCAAAGTTCATTCAGCCTTTATCCGTCATGAACTGGATGCGCGTTGTGGTGGTGCTGAGAACCCCTTTGGGCGTCAGGTTCTGGAGATCATCCTGTCCACCTCCAAAGGCGGACAATACTCCAAGGACAAGGCGGATCAGGCCTACTACGAGATCAACGATAAATGGATGGACGAGGTCGAGGCAATCCTCGCCGAAGTCACCAAGGAAAAGAACAATGGCTAAACACAAGTTCACCGCAGCCGACGTATCCGACGTGCAACATGCTCTAAAATACTTGACCGATATTCGGGAAAGGGTCGAGACCGACGCCGAAACGCTCGATGAAATTGATACCGCGATCGGATTTGTTGAGGATCTTCAGGATCGCATCAAGAAGGATACGAAGTCATGACCGACTGGTATTGTCAGTGTGGTAAAACCTTTCGCTCCGCAGCAGCTGAGGCACAGCATCGCCATAACTTTCCGGCAATGTGCAAGAAGCCCAAGAAGAAAGAGTTCCGGCTCTGGTGGAAAGTCGGCGACGCACCTGTTGGTCGATATCGCAGCTTTGACCATCGCTCTTGGCCTTCGGCATACTTCGATAAGAAACATGATCTTGCGGCTGCTTACCTCAGCTGCGAAGACTCGTACGCTCCGTGGCGCGTCCGCGAAGGCAAGCACGGTCCTATTATCATCCGTGTTGCCGACTGGAATGTGAGCAAGGAGCGGCACGGTGCCTTTGAGTGGCGTAGGCTGAAGAAGGAAGCCAAGACGCTGGAAGAAGCCAAAGAAATCGTTCTGGACTTCTGGAAGAAGAACCCCATCAAGATGCCGGAGGAGATGAGATCATGAAGAAACATAGTGTAAAAGAAGCTGCTGCCAAGGCTGCGGAAGCTGCTCATATTCCTAAGATCCCAAAGAATAAGGCCTACGCCTTCTGGCATTACGATCTGTATCCGTACATGCGTGGTGGAAAGGTCACAGCGATCGTCAAAGGGAAAGCTGGGGAGAAAGATCACGTCTATCTTGAACAATATGGCAACTTTGCCTTCTATCCTCGCTACTATACCGACGAGAAGAAAGGTAAAGCGTTGCTCGAGCAGATAGAGTCTCTCGACGCAGAGTACAACGAGGCACAGAAGGCACTCAAGGGCACCTACATCAAGAAGCTGAACGGTGCTCTCAGACAGGCCGGAGTTAAGAGGAAGCCATGGCTCCAGTAACCGAGTTCCAGATCCACGAGGGATACGATCGCCTGATGCGGGAGGCCGATGCGAAGGCTCTCTGTAACAAGGTGGAAAAGTTCAATACCGTCTCCCGTATGCGCGGCACGAAGTTCATGAAGCTGCTCGAGGACTTCGTCTACGAGGATGGCTGGGACTGTCATGGCTTCGCCATCGTCAAGGAGCGAGGCGGTCGGGAAATCCCTGTCGAGCAGGGGTATCCATGGAAGAAGTACTGGATGCGCGTAGACGTTAACGGTGGTCCCGAGGGAGATTCCTTTGCCGGCCAGTGCTGGGTCGGTCTCGGGAGGGGGTGGTACTTCACTTGGCATTACTCCGGATGAAAGACCCAACACCAATATATTTGCATCCGGCACAAGCTGCGTCTATCAAGAAGCAACTTGGTGAGGAATACTACAACAGGCTGAACGTCGTGATCGTGAAGCCACTACCAAAGGAAAAGAAGAAATGAAAAAGGTCAAGCTACAATACTTCAAGGAGACGGGCAAGTACTACTCGAGCGGGGAGTACGAGTCCAAGAAAGAGCATGCTTGGGACATCTGTGCTGAAGTCCGCGAGATGCGTGCCTTCGGAACTCTTCCTGGGCTTCGCGAAGGTGCTGGAATGAGCTTCGGCATCCTCGTGGAAATCGACGAGGTTCCTCACTTCTTGCATGCTGATGACCTTGTCAAAGCAATTGAAAACCTCCATAATGAAATCCGCATTGCTGCTCAACTCTTCAGGGACTATGAGACGCAGCATCTGCAAAAGCAGCCTCCCGATTTCCGGAAGGCTAAAAGAAATGGGGAGGCTGCTTTGCGGCTGGAAAAGCTGCTTCCCGATTATCAACCTCCGGCCGAAGAGTTTGAAGAGGACGTAAAATGATCGGGAAGTTCTTACACAAGGCAGATGGCTCTCGCGTAGACCTCGGGAACCGCGAGATGACCATGGAAGACGCTCAGCAGATGATCGGTGGCTGGGTCACGAGGGTCGTCTGTATGGGGAAGGAACTCCTCATGGATGAGGAAGGTCTTCCGAAGAAGCTGCCGAGGAACGATTGGGCTTCCGACCTTGTCGGTCGCGAGATCGTCGGCGACGTGCTGGAAATCAAACGTGGGAGCATGTCGTGAAAACGGCATCTTTCAAACAGCTGACCGAGATGAAGACAGAGGATCTCAGTGATCATCTCGGCGTGAAATCGGTGCAGGATATCTGTATCTATTTCCCCAAGGAAGGTCGCGAGAACACGGTCAACATCAATCCGGTGGTCAAGAAGAACACCTATATTCTTCCGATCCGACCGCCCAAGGGGTGCCTCTTCCATCTGACCGACGACGGTCTGGTGATCATGGCACGCTATCCGGCAAACTTTGCCGGCAAGGATGGTGGTGTCGTGGTGCGGCTGTTGGAATGGGAAGAAGGGAAGGTTCCAGTCTGATGCAGTATCTTCTCACAGAAGAGGAATTTAACAACCTCACCAAGAAAGCTACAGAAGCTGAGGATCTTCCTAACAAGAAGGATCTCCAAGAACTTTGCACGCTGGCTGCAAACAGTATTCCACTGAAATCAGGCTGGATGAAGGGCAAGGTCTGGGGATGCATTCTCACAAGATCAGACTGGTACTGCGACGAATGTCCGGCACGTAAGGTCTGTCCGCATCCGAGGAAGAAGTGGAGTCAGTAATGAACCAAGGTCGGGTCTTAGAAATCAATGGTCGCGGTCTCACCTTTGATTCATGGTATCAGAAGTGCGCGAAAGAAGCAGCGATGAGGGGCGAGCCAGCACACCTGTTGAAGCGGATCATCGTCTGCTCGCGTCTTGATCACAATCTTCAACAGATGGTCTGCGAACGTGATGGACTGACCGCTCGCATCGGAGATGCTGTTTACGCTCGCATGAAGCTTGATGATGGGAAGGTCGGCGACTTCCGCATCGATGCTCACGATCAGATCCATGGCGTTGCCATTCCTCGCTGGAAGGGTATTGACATTCAGCGCAAGGGCGACCGCTGGTCTGAATGCTACCGCTCGGCCTGTACTCGTCGTCCGGCGGTCCGTCAGCACAAGGACATCAGGACATGGTACTGTGAACGCTGTGCTCGGGACATCAACGAGCAGGGAGCAATATGCGGCGATAAACCTGTGTTCTTGTTTGAGGAGGGGAAGAATGATGCTGGCTAATCTTGTCAGGGAGATGGACAATGCGATCCAAGACGTCGGTGTCATAACCAATCTTGGCACCATACCGCTCGTCTGGCACGACATCAGATCCAAGATCATGATGCATGGCTACATGGTCAATAGATGTTCTTGTGGAGCAATGCCGAAGCCTCATTGCGTGATGGCTCCGATCAGCGATACGGAGAAAACTGCGCTCGCCGTTGCGATCAGGTGTAATTCCTGTGGAGCATCGTCGCCAAGGACAGGCAACTGGTCACTGGCAATGCACATATCAGCATGGAACAAAGGGAAAAGAGATGGGCGAGCTGGCTGAAGCAATTCTTGATGGTCTGAACTGCGACTGCTGTGGCATGCCATTCCTCAAAGAACATGGGGTACCAACAACGTGTACAGATTGCGGTGGTTCTGGTAAACTGTTCACAGATGCAACGGACGAGGAGCGGCGAGTAGCTGGCTGGTCAGATGGCAAAGAACAGAAAGAGACATCCGACAAGGGAGAGCATGCTTCAGCGCACGCTCTGGAGCCAGAAGTACAATCAGAAGAAGCAAAGACCAAAGAAAAGAAGCGTAAAGGAAAAGCTACATGAAAAAGAAGCCTTCGACGAAGCCTGAACCGACCATCTCTCGTACCGCACAGGCGGTGGCTCTGGCACTATTCCCGATGGGATCGAAGTGTCACGTCACGTTCAACACTCCCTCGCGCATCGGTCCGCAATGCAAGAAAGGTCTCGAGGAACTGGTCAAGGCTGGAATGGTCAAGCTCGAGAAAGATCGTGGTAAAGAGATCTACCATGCGACCAAGAAGATCGGCTTCCCGATGTCAGATTTCAAGCCTCTGAAGCCGAGCGAGCCGGAATCCAAGTTTGCAATCGTGACGCCATGAAAGATCCTTTACACGCCGAGGCTCTGAAGCCTTTCAAGTACGAGCTGGTCCTAGATCTCCGCTGGGCTTCTCAGAACATGGGATACAGGGAATTCTGGAAAGATCTCGGGATCAAATCAGAAGACGTCCATGTCGTCTCGCTCAGAAATGTTCCTCCGTTCATTCCACCGCTGAAGGGCGAAGTCGCCTTCTTCATGTTCAGGAACGAGCAAGATTTCTTGAAGGTCCAGAAGTTCTGTCTGGATCAATTGGATCTCGAGCCTGTCACGATCCCTCCAATGCCTCCGGCCGCAAAGGTGGCTGACGGTCCAGTATGATAGATCTCTTCAAAGAAATCAAGGGACTGAAGCCAGTAGATCCAAAGGATCTCGAACCTTTCGTCAAAACAATGCGCGAAGAAGTCATTCCAGAGATCGTCCGTCGCGACGAAGAGCGAAAAGCGGCATACCACCAGCTCAGACACACGATCCTCAAATAGTCGATACGATCACATGTTTCCGTAGCGGTAAATTCCCGTCACGGAGATAATGGAAAATGGATTATGAGCGATCGATCGTGAATGACTTTTCCGGCTCCCTCAACTTGTGAATAACCTAAATGGATCCATTTTCTCATCTAAGTCTTTGATGAGGCAGGAGAAACTCAACATGAATAACTAACTTGAGAAGCCCAGAGGTCGCTGGGGTTCTGGAGTTTTGGGGACTTAATTTATAACCCCTTTTATTATTAAGGGGGTTATTCAAGTTGAGTGCATTGCTGCAGCCGTATGACTTCTCGTGAATAACCTCAGATTCATAATCCGGACGAAGTCAAGCTGGTTGAGGGGAACTCCCTTGGGCTCCATGGGCTTCTTGTCAGGGTCGGAGATCTGAGGCATCCTGAACTTACCTCCCTCGTGCGCGAGGGTGCGCGATGATCAACCAGAAACGAAGAGATCTACTGTATGAGCAAGTCGAAGCCACCGATTGAACCGAAGAAGCCTCGAGCCGGAAACACGGCTGCGAGAGATCCTCAGTTCAACGATGAGAACTGGCGCGAGAAGGCAATACGACGTAATCGCATCAAGTTCGACGACGAGAAGAAGGCAATCTTTCTTGAGGCTCTGACGCGCACAGGCGCGAAGCTTCTTTCTTGTGAAGCGGCCGACATCACGGCCACGACCGTGAACGAACACCTGAAGAACGATCTGGAGTTTGCCGCAGCCTATGACGAGGCTCTTGCAATCCGTGCCGAGTCTATGGTAGAACAAATCGAGACCGAGGCTCTGGAAGGACACATCGAGGTTCGTTACGACAAGGATACCGGAAATAAGATCTATGAGAAGAAGCACGTTGAGACCCCGATCCGTGCGATGATCCTGAAGAAGAACAACGATGGATACAAAGATAAACAGGACATCAATCTCACCGGAAACAACAATGGTGGCGTGCTGGTGGTTCCGGCCGGAGTTTCCATGGAGGAGTTCCTCAAGGAAGCTGCCGTACAGCGTGAAAAGATGTTGAAGGATCAGGCCGAACTTGCAGACCAAGCAGCAAAGTAATTCAGTTCCAGTCTGGGTCCCACTTCCTGGGTCTCAGCAGATGTTCCTGAAGTGTCCCGTCTTCGAAGTTCTGTTCGAGGGGACTCGTGGCCCAGGAAAGACCGACTCCCTGATCATGGACTTCTGTCAGCACGTCGGTAAAGGCTTCGGCTCCGAGTGGAAAGGCATCCTCTTCCGTCAAACATATCCGCAGCTCGTGGACGTGATTTCCAAGACGAAGAAGTGGATCCCGAAAATGTTCAAGGGAGCCAAGTACAATCACGCGGAACACTACTGGACGTTCGCGACAGGCGAGATCCTGTATCTTCGTCAGTTCAACCGAGACGACGACTACTGGAACTATCACGGTCACGAATATCCATGGATCGGCTGGGAAGAGCTCTGCAACTGGCCTACGGACGTCGGCTACAAGCGCATGATGTCGTGTTGCCGCTCGACGAATCCGCGTATGCCGAGGAAGTATCGCGCCACCACGAACCCCTATGGTCCTGGTCACAACTGGGTCAAGATGCGTTTCCGTCTCCCGCATTCTCGGTACACGCTGATCACGGATTCACGCGACGAAGACGGCAAGCTGGAACCGCCTCGCATGGCGATCCATGGATATCTGTCCGAGAACACGATCCTTATGCAGACCGATCCGGAATACATTCAGCGTATTCGCGCTGCCGCACAATCTCCGGCCGAACTCTTCGCATGGGTTACTGGCTCGTGGGACATCGTCGCCGGAGGCATGTTCGATGACTGCTGGAACCCGTTCGTGCATATCGTCAAGCCTTTCAAGATCCCCAGCTCTTGGCGCATGGATCGTTCCTTCGACTGGGGCAGCTCCAAGCCTTTCTCGGTCGGATGGTGGGCAGAGTCTGATGGAACCGACTATCTTGCGGCCGATGGAAAGTGGCGCTCTACGGTGCGCGGCGATCTCTTCCGTGTCAACGAGTATTACGGATGGAATGGAAAGCCGAACGTCGGCGTCAAGAAGCTTGCCACCGAGGTCGCGAAAGAAATCCTCATTCGAGAACTTAAGATGGGATATCACGATCGCATCAAGGCTGGTCCGGCCGACTCCTCCATCTTCGATACGGAGAACGGAGTATGTATCGCGAACGATATGCTCAAGAAGATCCGTCTTGATGACGGACAGATTTACAACGGTATCTCCTTCATCCCTGCGGACAAGAGACCAGGATCTCGGAAGGCTGGATGGGAACTGTTCCGCACGACGCTGAAGGATGCCGAGAAGCCCAAGGTAGGCGTCCGCGAAAAACCAGGACTCTTCATCTTTGACACGTGTCAGAACTTCATCCGCACGATTCCGGTCCTTCCTCGTGACGAGAAAGACATGGATGATGTGGACAGCGACACAGAAGATCATATCGCGGACGAGACACGTTATCGCCTTCGCTCCAGAGGCGTTCGCTCCGGTTCCGGCCGTACGACGGGTCTGGTCTAGATCACGATCTCACGATCATCGGCCGCATTGCGTCGCTTCCAGAGGATCTCCTTCATCTGATTGACACGCTCCATGGAGAGGAAGAGCCTCGTATGAGGAACCTCAGTAGAGTATCCCTCGGTAAAGAACACCTGAGAGTAGCACCCACCGAAGTTCTTCATGTACGATGAACGCCTTGCATCAACCTTGACGACAGATACCTTCTCGTTCTCGTCCAGATACAGGTAGAACTTGATCGGACGACGACCGTTCTCCCAGTGCATCCAAGCCTTGTCCCAGTATGTATGGCCGAGGACATGCTTCGTCGGATCATAGACGAGGACTTCTTTATCTACGGCGAAACCGCGCATTGATTGCTCCTCTTGATCCCGACGAGCCAGCCTGTCAGCTTCCCCTCGGCCGTGATGGACAGGTTCTCGATCTTCGCGAAGTACAGCGTCCGGTAACCGTTCACGACGGAATGCTTCTGGAAGTACACGCGATCTCCGTCTATCCGGAAACGACGCTTGTCCTTGACGTAGGAGTCTTCGCCGTACTTGTGCCAGCCTTTCTCCTCGAGCCATTTCTGTAATTCCCATTTCTGCATTACGTATTCTCCCCTAAGATTTCCATTGTCTCGTCAACCTGTAACTGTACCTCGCGCCTGATGTCACCTTGGATAAAGATGAAGGTATCATGCGGCCTCCACTGAATCTTCTCGCAGTAGATGATCTCCTGCTGAGAATGCCCCTTGTTCAGTATGACCCTCATGATGCCTCCGGATTACGCAGCGGTTCGCCGCAGCCGTTGACAGACAGACCATGCAGCTTGCCTTCCGCATCAATGGACAGGTTCTTGAAGTATCCGCTCTTGAGGCGTACCCAAGATGTTGAACGGGGCGAGTACTGCGAAGCCTCGTGAACAACCTGTACCTCGCGTCGGACGCTGTATCGGCCGATCTTGTAGCGGTATTTACGTTCGGTCTGATCCTTGGATTTCATCGTCTTGTGAAGGTGTCCGAACTTGTCTTCGGTCCAGCCTCGTGCAAGTGCCCACATCTTGAATTCTTCGCGTGTCATTGTTTCTCCTTTTCTACATGTATGCATAACGCCAGCATTGTGCCGAGCAGCAAGTTCCGTAGCGACCGCCTTTCCGCATGTCGCAGCCACAGTTCTTGCAGATTGTCTTCTGTCCTCGCCGAACAGCGCTCCAGAACGCCATCCGGAGGGAACCTCCTCTGGGCTTTTGGGTCAACGAACCTCCTCCGGCACCAGCCGATACGAGTTGACTTTTCCGTACGCCTTGTTCCCGATCCAGAACAGGCGTTCACCTTCGATCTTTTCCGCCTCCTGATGGCCGTGCGCCTTATCGCGCACGACCGTAGCGTCTTTCTTCTTGTTGTTGACGATGAGTTTAAGAACGAACCTTGACACGCTCGCCTCCGATCAACGAAGGATGCAGGTGACATGGCGCAGCGTGCCGTTGACCTGCTGGAGCTGAAGGATTGCTTCGGCCAGTTTGCCAAGGCGTTTCGCATCTTCCATCTGGCACATGAAGGTGGGGTAGCCAGTGGCTTCCATCTTCTTGTGGAGTTCCCAGTATTCTTTCTGGAGTTCTTGCGCCTTGTTCAGCAGCTGATCGGCGAGAGCATCATACTGACCGTCAACAAAGACGGATTTTTCGCCGACGAGGATTTTGGAAGGGGTTTTCGTGTTAGACATTTTGTTTCTCCATTTCTAAGTTATAGATGAACCATTCATCCATAACACCATCATATCCCCTTTTTAAGCAAATGAAAAGAACTATTTTTAAGATCTTCTAACCCATTGAAATCATTGAGAAATAAAAGAACGTTTTCAAACGATCCGTTCTTGAGTTATGGTAATTTGAGAAGGGTTCTCATCCATGGGTATTGACTCAAAGCATCCGGACTATTCGGCATCCATCGGCGACTGGACGCAGTGTCGCGACAGTTTTGATGGCGAGAAGGCGATCAAGAAGAAAGGTACGACGTACCTTCCTCCGACCGCGAGCCATTATGCGGACGGAATGAACTCTGTACAGGATGTCGGATACAAGGCGTACGAAGCCTATAAGACGCGAGCCGTTTTCCCTTCGTATTATACCGATGCGGTCGAGGCATATCTCGGCCTGATGTGGTCCAAGCCTCCGACGATCAAGGTTCCGAAGGTGATGGAGGCGTTGCTCGAGAATGCCACGAACCACAAGGAAAGCCTCGAGCAGCTTCTGAGAAAGATCAACGAGGAGCAGCTGAAGGTCGGTCGCGTCGGTATCCTCGCAGATCTGCCCAAGACGCCTGATCCGGCGAACCCCCTTCCATACATCACACTCTATCTGTCCGAGAAGATCATCAACTGGGACGAAGGCATGGCGACCGAGAACGGTCAGGACAGCCTCAACCTCGTGGTGCTCGACGAAACGGCACAGGAGCGAGGCTCCGACTTCTCATGGACGACGAAGAATCGCTACCGTGTCTGCATCATCGGTAAGGTCAATGAGAACGAGAAGACCGGAACCTATCGCGTCGGCGTTTTCGAAGGTCAGAATACAACCTTCAATGAGACCGAGCTTCTGGATCCTATGATTCGTGGCAAGAAGCTGGAAGAAATCCCCTTCGCCTTCATCAACTCCAAGGACAACGTCGCCTCGCCCGACAAGCCAGCACTTCTTCCGCTCTCGGAACTGTGCCTCACGATCTATCGTGGCGAAGCAGACTATCGTCAGAACCTCTACATGCAAGGTCAGGACACGCTCGTCAAGATCGGCGTGCCTTCTGACGATGAAGCAACGCGCATCGGTGCCGGAGCCGTCATCAATGTTCCGGCCGGAGGCGACGCGAAGTTCATCGGCGTGTCTTCCGCCGGATTGTCGGAGCAGCGACAGGCTCTCGAATCTGATAAGCAGCTCGCCGCACACAAGGCTGGCACGCTCATCGACATCAAGTCGGGACAGAAAGAAGCCGGAGACACGCTCAAGGTGCGTATCGCCGCTCAGACCGCTACCCTGAACCAGATTGCTCTCTCCGGTGCCGCAGGTCTTGCGAAGGTTCTCAAGATCATCGCAACATGGATGGGCGCAAACCCTGAAGAGGTAGAAGTTACGCCGAACCTTGACTTCGCGAACCTCGAGATGGAAGGCGCGAACCTTGTTCAGCTCATGACCGCGAAGAAGCTGGGTGCTCCGCTCTCGCTGGAGTCGATCCATCAACTGATGGTCGCACGGAACCTCACCACGAAGACTTACGAGGAAGAAACGGACGCCATCGAAGAAGAGGCACCGCTTCCTGGGTCGGGTACAGAAGAAGGTGGAAACCCTCCGGATCCAGTGACAGGCGGTACAGGTGGCAAAGACCAGTAACGAGCTTCTCCTTGACGCTCTTATCCGACACCAGATTTATTTGATGCGCTTCTCCGGAGCGGTCCGGAAGAAGATCGAGAAGCTTCTCAACGCCACGGAAAAGGATCTCGCTCAAAAGATTCGTGACATGCTGCGTGATCCGGAGCCAGGATCTGCTCTCGCGATTCGTCGTCTTGAGCAGCTGGAAGAATGGATCAAGAACCTTCGCTACAAGACCTTTGATGAGATCGACGAAACATGGGTGAGGAGCATGAAGGCTCTCGCCCAGCAGGAACCGACCTTCGTTGCGGCCGCAATGAATACGACCGCTCCCGTCCTCCTCGACCTCGTCCTACCTGCTCCCGCCATGCTGCGTGCGATCGTGGAGACGCATCCGGTCGAAGGTAAAGTCCTCAAGACATGGGCGAAGGATCTGCGTAAGGTCGACGTCGACCGCATCATCTCTCAGATCAAGATTGGAATGGTTCAGGGCGAACCGTCCGACGTCATTGCCCGTCGTGTCGTCGGTACGGCGAAACTGTCGGGAGCCGATGGTGTTACAGAGATGACTCGTCGCGACGCTGCGGCGATCACGCGCACGACGGTCAATGCTATCGCGAACGAAGCCAAGCAGATGATGTACGAGGAGAACTCGGACATTCTGGATCAGGAACTGTTCGTCGCAACGCTGGACAGTAATACGACTGCAGTCTGCCGAGCAAACGACGGCAAAACTTTCCCCCTCGGGAAAGGTCCTATTCCCCCGCTCCATTTCCAGTGCCGCTCACTTCGTGTTGCGATCTTTGATGGAGTGATCCTCGGCAATCGTCCGGCAAAACCCTTTACCCAGAAGCAGCTCGTCAAGGAGTTTGCTAAACAGGAAGACCTCGGAGACATCTCTTCCCGCGACGATCTCCCTCGCGGATACAAGAGCGATTACGACGAGTACGAGCGGCAAAGAATCCGCGAGCTGACCGGAAGGGTTCCGGCAACAACGTCTTATCAGACGTGGCTCGAGGGACAGTCCGCCTCGTTCCAAGATGACATTCTCGGCAAGACGAAAGGCACGCTCTTCCGCGATGGTGACTTGCAGCTTGACAAGTTCATCAACCGCAACGGCGACGAACTGACGCTCGCTGAACTCGCGGAGAAGCATGCTGAAGCCTTCCGTGCTGCCGGACTGGATCCGGAGGATTTTCTATAACGAACTAAAAGGGGAGAAGAGTATTGGGTAAGAAAAAGGTCGTCAATGATATTCAGAAATCAAACGGTATCAACCTGCACCCAAGAAACGAGAGACAGAGACAGTACATACAGTTCCTCGAGCGAGAGCCTCAGATTTTTGCGCTTGGTCCGGCCGGAACCGGAAAGACGTTCATCGCGTCGGTCATCGCCGCCAAAAAGTTTCTACGAGGCGACATTAATAAGATTATCATCACAAGACCGCGAGTGGAAGTGGATGAGGAGTGGGGTGCTCTTCCTGGGGGTCTCCACAAGAAAACCGCTCCGTGGGCTTATCCAGTCGTCGAGATTCTCGAGGAAATCCTCGGCAAACAACGCCTCTTCGATGCGCAGAGAGAAGGCGACATTGAGGTCCTCCCGCTGGCGTTTATGAGGGGTCGTACCCTCCAGAATGCTTTCTGCATCTTGGACGAAGCCCAGAACACAACGGTCAACCAGATGAAGATGTTCGTCACGCGCATCGGCGAGAACAGCACCGTCCTGATCAACGGAGATATTGCCCAAACCGACGTTCGGGAGGGAAGCGGTCTCGCTTGGGCTCTTCGGATGCTGGATCGTCATCCTCATCTCGCGAAGAAGATTGAGTTTCTCGTTTCCGATGTTGCAAGATCTGAGGCATGTGCCGCTTGGGTCAAGGCAATCGCGGAAGAGGAAAGGTCCTTGTCTTCGTAAGAAGAGAAGGTTATGGTAGAAGTGTCGTTCCCATGGTGGGGTGACACAAAACGCGCATGGCGCATTAGAAGGATCATGGATCATGAAGAAACTTAAACTTATTCTGGACTCCCTCGACGACCTCCCTGAACATTTCCACGAACTCTACACCGAGAAGGACGGCAAGTTCGTCCTGACCGGAATCGAGAACATGCCTTCGGCTGATGAAGTCAAGAAGCTGAAGACGGAAGCAGGTGCGCGTCGCATCGAGCTGGCGGATCTCAAGAAAAAATACGCTTCGCTCGACGACAAGGGCACTCCGGATGAAATCCTGGCTCAACTGGATCGCATCGAGGAACTGGAGGCTGCTGCCTCCGGCAAGATTGACGATGACAAGATCAACACCATGGTCGAGGCTCGCGTCAAGAAACAACTCGCTCCGGTCGAACGTGAACGCGACAAGCTGAAAAAAGATCTTGACGAAGCTACCGGCAAGATCAACGAGTTCAGCGAGAAAGATCGCAAGCGTCAGATCCACGACGAAGTCCGCAAGCATGCACTGAAGTCCAAGATCGTCGATACGGCGATCGAAGACGTTCTTCTGCACGCTGAACGGATCTTCGACATCGACGAAGACGGCAAGATCGTCACGAAAGACGGTGTTGGCGTCACGCCGAACGTCGGCGCAGATCTCTGGCTCACCGACATGCAACAGGCGCGTCCGCACTGGTGGCCGCCGAGCCAAGGCGGTGGTGCTGGTGGCGGCACCAAGCACGGCGATCGCACCAACAACCCTTGGACCCACGAGAACTGGAACCTGACCGAACAGGGCAAAGTCGTGAAAGCTGACCGCAAGAAGGCAGACGATCTGGCTCGGATGGCGGGAACCACGGTCGGAGGTCCGAAACCGAACCCCAAAAAATAGTCCTTTCCTTTTCGGAAATCTCGGACTAAGATTGTTCTAGCGAATGGTGGGGTAAGAAAGCATGGCCTTTCTCCCCACCAATTACCCAAGAGAACCAACCATGGCGTTGGCTCGGGGTCTGAAAAGAAACCAAGTCAACTTTTTGTTCAACGGCTCTTAAAGGAGAACATCCATGGCCAACGGTCCCTCTACCCTGCTTACGGACGTCATCGTTCCCGACGTCTTCACCCCTTACACTCAGCAACAGACGGAACAGAAATCCCGCCTGATTCGCTCCGGTGCTCTCGTCGTCGACGCACAACTCAGCCAGCTGCTCGCTGGTGGTGGTCTCGTGTTCGATGCTCCGTCCTTCAAGGATCTGGACAACGACGATGACAACGTCGCAACCGATTACGCGGATGACAGCCTCGTCGCCTTGCAGACCCAGAACTCTTCGCCGAAGAAGACGGGCACTGCTGACGAGAAATGCGTCCGCCTCTCCCGCAACCAATCCTGGTCGTCCAACGACCTGACCGCTGCTCTTGCCGGCGCAGATCCGATGAACTCCATCGCGGATCGCGTGTCCGACTACTGGACTCGCCGCCTTCAGGCAGCGTTCATCGCGACCGTCAAGGGGGTCTTCGCCGATAACGCTGCGGCTCCCTCCGGCTCCGAGCACACCCAGAACGACATGACCAACGACATCTCCGGCGCGAGCTTCGTCGATGGCGTCACCAACTTCTCGGCAGAAGCGTTCCTCGACGCTGCCGTGACGATGGGCGATTCCATGGAAGACCTCGGCCTCGTCATGGTCCACTCCATCGTCTACAACCGGATGCAGAAGAACAACCTGATCGACTTCATCCCCGATGCAAGCGGCCAGATCAACATCCCGACCTTCCTCGGCCGCATCGTGGTCGTGGATGACAGCATGCCCGTTTCGACTGGCGTGTACGAGTCGTGGCTGTTCGGTGCAGGTGCGGTTCGCCTCGGTACGGGTGCTCCCAAAGTCCCGACCGAAGTCGAGCGCAAGCCTGCAGCCGGTAACGGCTCGGGTCAGGAGATCCTGTTCAACCGTGTCGAATGGATGCTCCATCCGGTCGGCCATGCCTACGTCGGCACGGCACCGAAGGGCGGTCCCTCGAACGCTGCGACCTCGAACAACCTCGCTCACGCTGGCTCGTGGCAGAGGGTGTATCCCGAGCGCAAGCAGATCAAGATCGCTCGTCTGATCACTCGCGAATCCTAAGCCAGGATGGAAACGACCGGAGGTTCATAGCCTCCGGTCGCGCCTTCCTAAACGAAACAAGGTTTTGAACAGGAGATTCCATCATGGGTAAAGGTCTTCCAAGGTCGATGAAGAGGGCAGCTCCTCTTCGCGACGAAATTATCAAACAGGTCGTCCGGATCAAGGATCTGACCGTCAACGTGGCCGCTGCCTCAACCGCAGTCGGCTTCGGTACGGCGGTCATCGGCGGTCTGCCGCAAGGCAACCTCCTCCTCCTGGGCGCAGTCGCCTACCTCTCCCTGACCACGGCGGATACCGACGCTGCCGCTCCGTGGCATGGTGACTTCGGCATCGGCACGGCTCCTACGGCCGATGCTGATCTCGGTGACGCCGAGGATGACAACATCATCCCCTCCACCACGATTGACGCTGCTGGCTCGACCCGCACGTCGGCGACGGTCAGGGCAACCTCCACGACGACCGAACAGGGCGCAATCATCGACAACACAGACGGTTCGAAAGAACTGAATCTGAACGTTCTGGTCGATGCTGCGGACATGGCTGATGACTCGGCCGCTGCCTTCACGGCAAACGGCTACGTCGTCATCGCCTACATCCCGCTCGGCGACGACTAAAGGATTCTGGAGGGACAGGGGGTAAAACCTTGTCCCTCCGACCCTTGCAACAACAGAAGGAAATGATTACATCATGAAAGAAGAAATCCTGGCTGCTCTCGGTAAACTCGATCCCCAAAACGATGACCACTGGACTGGCGACGGTCTTCCCCGCATCGACAAGCTGGGGATCCAAGGTCTCAAACGCGCCGACATCACGGCAGCGGCTCCGCAATTCACTCGCGACAATCCGACCTTCGAGATCGCTGATCCCAATGCAGGTCAGCCGGATCCGGACGTCAACAAGCCCAGTGACGACGCTGATGCTGGCGGTCAGCAGAACGATCCTCAGACGCAGACGACCGAGCAACCTGCCGCTCCGACGAGCTACGTCGAAGAACTTCAGGCTGCACACCTCGCCGCTCTGGAAGATGTTCAGGTCGCCGAGAAGGAACTCGCCGAGGCGAACAAGAAGGTCTCGCAGAAGCGTCAAGCGGCCGACGAGATCCTCGTCAAGCTGAACAACCTTGACGCTGGTCGCAGCACCACGAACGACATCCAAGACTACCTCGCTCGTCAGAACGAGCTGCGGCAGATGCGCGCCAAACAACATCAGGCAATGATGCAGCAATTCGGAGGTCTGGCTCCCAAGCCTCTCTCCAAGCTGGATCAGTCCATGCAACGCAAGACCGGATACGGCAACCAGCGTCCGGTCAGGGGAGCAATGGTTGAAACGAAGGAGTAACGGTGGGCAAGGATCTCGCCAAAGCCAGACGACAAGCGGCGCTCTTCCATTCACGGAAGCAGCGTCGCAGTCGTGAGGCACTCGCTCCTCACAATTCCGTCGGTCCCGTCATTACTGGAGACTTCATCGAAGGTGAAGAGCTCTCCGTATCCGACGGTACTTGGACAGGCTCTCCGACCTTTACCTACCAGTGGCTTCGCGGACCCAGCCTGAACAAGCTGGTAGATATCGCCGGAGCCGATGCTGATACCTACACGCTCACGGCCGATGACGTCGATCTGATCGTCACCTGTGCCGTCATCGCAACGAATGATTTCGGCGTGCGCAGTCACAAGGCTGCTGGTGCCGTTGTGGAGGCTGCGTAATGGCTGTAACGATGACAGTCGAAGATGGAACGATCGTCGCCGACGCGAACTCCTACACGACCGTAGACGAGTTCAAGGCGTACTGGGACAATCGTGGCTTTGATTATAGCAGCTATACCGACGACCAGATTTCCATCGCTCTGATCAAGGCAACTGACTATCTCGAGAACCGCTGGGGCGGGAAATATAAAGGCAGGATCGAGGACGATGATCAGGTTCTCTCCTTTCCTCGCCTGTCCCTCTATGATCTCGCCGGACGCCTCGTCGAAGGGATTCCGAACAAGCTGAAATACGCACAGATCGAATACGCCAAGCGTGCTCTGGAAGAAGAGCTCACGGCCGATCCGACCACGGATGAGAGCGGTGCTCCGATCATCTCGAAGACCGAGACCGTCGGTCCTATCACGGAATCCGTCCAGTTCGGCAATGGTGGGCTGGCGACGAAGTACAAGTCCTATCCTGCGGCCGACGACTATCTCCGTGACTATGTCAACGGATATGGTGGTGGCCGCACCATGAGGTGATCTCATGGTAGATTATGTCAAGCTCGCCGCTACCGCTCTCCGCCTCGTGGAAAAGAATGGTCGCACGGTTCAGTTCGTCAAGCTGGACACGACTCCGCTTGCTGATTCTACGAAGCCTTGGCGCGGAACCAGCAACCCGAGAACAACTCCCGACGCGACGCTGGATCTGAAGGCGGTCGTGGTAGGACCTACCTCTCTGGGCTTCAAGACGACCGTCTCAGATTTCTTGAAAAAGAGCGAGCAGATCATGATCGTCGCAACAACTCAGGATCTTTCTCAGTACAACGAGATCGTCGACAATTCTCGACGCTGGAAGATCGACGGTTTTGAAAAGCTGGCTCCGGCCGGAACCACCATTCTTTATTTCGTGGGGGTCTCGCAATGACACTGACCGTTGCACAGGCTCGGGACGACATGACGAAGATGGTCAAGGATGTCTGGCCAACTGGAAAGACCCTCGTCTATGATGATATCGCCGGAGCAGAAATTCCGAGCGCAGATCTATGGGGTCGTGTTACGATCCGACATGTCGAGGGGTTCCAGTCAACTCTTTCTGGTGCGCTCGGCAAACAACGGTATACTCGTATCGGTGTTCTGACGGTGCAGATCTTTGCTGCCTCGGGAAAAGGCTTGTCCGACGCCGATGCAACAGCTAAGATAGTTCTGGATGCTTTCGAAGGTAAGGCAAGCCCAGGAGGGGTCTGGTTCCGAAACGGAAAAGTTCAGGAAGTCGGTCCCGACGGAAACTTCTTCCAGATGAATGTGACTTTTACCTTTGAGTATGATGAAGTCAAGTGACCTTTGAAAGGG